TCGTCGAGTACAAAATAGACTCAAAATCCGAGTTTTTTTGGAAAAACGGAGTAAAATGGTCTAAAACAGCCTTAAAACGGCTTAAAATGCGTCAAAACGCAACAAAAACTAATAAAAGTACATCAACCATAATGAAATGAAAGAATTGGAGGTGATATGAAGGTACTTGAGCTGTTTGCTGGCACTCGGTGTGTTAGCAGAGCTTTTGAAAGAAAAGGACATCAGACTTTTAGTGTCGAGTGGAATAAAGACTTTGAAAACATCGACTTATATGAGGATGTCAATAATTTGACCGTAGAAAAGGTCATTGAACTTTGTGGCGGCATTCCAGATGTTATTTGGGCATCGCCTGACTGCACTACTTATAGTGTTGCTGCGATTGGACACCATCGCCACAAGAACAAAGAAACTGGTAGCCTCGAAGCCATATCTGATTACGCAAAGTTTTGCGATAAAACTAACCGACATTTAGTGAATCTTATAAAGGCGGTTAATCCAAAATACTATTTTATCGAAAATCCTAGAGGCGGTTTGAGAAAAATGGACTTTATGCAAGGCTTGCCTCGCTATACGGTCACATATTGCCAGTATAATGACAAGCGCATGAAGCCGACCGACATCTGGACTAATCATCCAAATCCACAGTTTAAGCCACCGTGCAAGAATGGTGATCCTTGTCATCCGAGGACACCGAGGGGAAGTTATTGGGCTGGAACTCAAGGACTGCGCAAAGCTGCTCTGCGAAGCCAAATACCAGAAGAGCTATGTAATCATATTGTTAAGATTTGCGAGGAAAGGAGTTAAAATGGCAAAACTAACGAGAGAAGAAACAGCCGAAGGCATAATGCGACTTGCTGAGGAGGCTGGAGTCGCTGACAATGCGATTTTTAAGAAAACTTTGGAGCGATATCTCACTTTACAAAAGATTCTCGACAATTACGAGAAGAGCATGGAAGAGGATGGTCTCGAAGTCAAAAAAGAATATGTGAAAGGTCGTGGCAACTTGTACGCAAGTCCAGCAGCTAAAGAATATCCTAAGATTCTGGACTGCTCGAACAAGACTGCTGCGACTCTTATGCGCATTATTAAGAATTTCAGCGAGAGCGCCAATGACCGAGCCGAGAAGAAGGATGATTTAATAGCGGCAATTAATGGCGGTGATGACTATGGCGAGGAAGCTGACTGATTGCGAAGCCTATCAGTTTTGCAAGAAGTCGATAGACCTTAAAACTACTCCTAAATATGTCAAGCTTCAGATGGCAGACTTCATGCGAATCTGCGAGGGCAGAGATACCAAGTACAAGGTTAGCGGAGAGAAGCTGAAGCAGCTCGAAAACATTCTCAAGATTTTAGTCATGCCAAAAGGCTTAAAAGCTGGTCAGAGCCTCTACGACTGCACTATGGGTTATCAATGGCTGTTCTATACCGCCATTTTGTGCATTGTTTACCGAGATCAGCCGAACAAGCGCAAGTATGAGACTGGAATCCTCGAAATATGTCGCAAGAACTTTAAGACTTATACTATCGCCACTATCTTTATCCTCCTTTTTCTCACTGAGCCAAAATTCTCGAAGTTTTTTTCTATTGCTCCAGATGGTTCGCTTTCTCGTGAGATTCGAGAAGCTATTTCCGAAACGATTAAGTCCAGTCCGATGGTTTACGAAGGTAATGGAAGAAGGCGCTTTAAAATCCTTCGTGATTACATTAAATTCAATGCAAAAGAGAGCATCTATACTCCGCTCAGTTATACGACATCTAATGCCGATGGCAAGATGCCAAATGCCTTCATTTGTGACGAGACTGGTGCAATGCCATCTAACTACATGATTGAGGCAATGCGCTCTGGACAAATCAATATGACCAATAAGCTTGGCTTCATCATCTCGACCAAGTATCCGACTATCGACAATCCTTTCATGGATGAGATTGCTTACTCGAAAAAGGTTTTGGATGGCATTCAGAAAGATGAGACTCGCTTCTCGCTGCTTTACGAGCCAGACAAGACAACTGGATGGGAAACAGATGACTTAATCTTGCAGCAGTCCAATCCAGTGGCGCTTGAAATCCCAGAGATTTGGGATGACCTCATAAAAAAGCGAGCTTATGCGATTGCTGTCGAGAGCGCTAGAGAGAACTTTGTTACAAAGCACTGCAATATTGTTTATCAAGGAGCAGGAACAGAGACTTACATCGATGTTAAAGAAGTCCAAGCTTGCAAAACTGCAAAAATCGACTGGAGCGGTCGTGTAGTTTATCTTGGACTCGATTTATCAGAGACAAACGATAACACCAGCGTTTCGATGGTCGCTGTCGATGACGATAACGAGATTCTTGCAGAAAGCTTCGCCTTTATTCCTGACGGTCGCATCATAGAGAAGACCGTAGCAGAGAAGGTAGATTACAAAGAGCTGCTGCGTAGCGGCAAGGTTATGGCTTGCGGAGATAAGGTCATCGACTATCGCTTCGTAGAAAGCTTTATTTTGAGCATAGAGGAGCGATATGGTGTGCAGATACAAGCTATCGGCTATGACCGCTGGAACGCTCTCAGCACGGCTCAGAAGCTCGAAAACGCTGGCTATAACATGGTAGAGGTAAGACAGCATTCTAGCGTTCTTCATCCGCCTACAAAGCTGCTCCGTGAAAAGATTTTGAGCAAAGAGTTCCAGTACACCGAGAACAAGTTGCTAGAGATTAACTTCCAGAATGCAAAATGTTCGTATGATACGAACAAAAATGCGTATGTTACGAAAAAGAAGTCGACTGGTAAAGTCGATATGGTCGTAAGCCTTATAAACGCTGTTTATTTGCTTCAGCAAGATGTCTTTCTCGGACAGACAGATTTCACAGTTCAGACATTCTAAAGTAAGCTTTACAATTTACAAAAAATGTTAAACAATTAAGAAAAGAGGACAAAATATGGCATTATTCGACTTTTTACGCAAAAGAGACGAACAAACCTCAGACAGTGAACCAAGTACACAGCCGCAAGAAGCGACAGATGTGCTTCTCCAATCTCTGTTAAAAGGTGAAAAAATAACTCGTAAAGAAGCCATGACGATTCCTGCGGTTAGCGCAGCGGTCGACCTCATTTCTAATTCTATCGCCTCTATGCCGATCAAGCTTTATAAGGTTAAAGACGGCAAAGTCGAGAATTGTGATGACGATCCGAGAGTGCAGCTTCTGAATGGTGATACTGGAGACACACTAAACGCATTCGAGATGAAGAAGGCTCTTGTAGCTGACTATCTTATGGATGGGAATGGCTACGCTTACATAAAGAAAAATCGCAACGATGTGACTGGTCTTTATTATGTCGACTCTGGTTATGTCTCGGTTCTTATTAATGCAAATCCAATCTTTAAGGAGCGAAAGCTTTTTGTCTATGCCAACGAATATGAGATTTATGAATATATCAAGCTGCTCCGCAACACAAAGGATGGCGCTCAGGGATTCGGCTTAACTGAAGAGGTCAACAGAGCGCTCGAAACCGCTTATAAGACTCTTCTTTACCAGCTTGCTACTGTGAAGCGAGGCGGAGCAAGAAAAGGCTTCCTGAAGTCTCAAAAGAAACTAGAGCAATCTGCTATCGATTCGCTCAAGATGGCTTGGCGCAAGATGTATGAAGAGAACAGCGAGAGCGTAGTTGTCTTAAATAACGGTCTTGAGTTCCAAGAAAGCTCAGACTCTAGTGTGGACATGCAGCTCGACCAGAACAAGAAAACTCTCTCCGATGAAATCAGTAATATCTTTCATATCTTCCCTAATGACTTCCATCAAACCTTCAAGGAAGCTATTTATCCAATCGTGAGAGCCTTTGAATGCGAGCTTAACAATACTTTGCTGCTTGAAAAAGAGAAAAAGAAATATTTCTTCGAGCTTGATGTTAAAGAGATTGTCCGTGCAAACATCAAAGAGCGCTATGAGGCTTACAAGCTTGCCAAAGAAACAGGTTTCATGACGATTAATGAAATCCGCCGCCAAGAAAACATGGAACACATCGAAGGCATGGATGTAATCAATGTCGGTCTCGCTGCTGTGCTTTATGACACCAATACACACAAGTATTATGTGCCGAATAAAGATGCCGTTACGGATGTCAATAATACTTCTGGTAGTGACTCAGAGGCTGATGGCTTAAACGAAGCTTTTGACAAGAAGGTCGAAGAAGATGCAATGTACGACCAAATGAAATCGATGGGAAATATCTAATAAGGAAGGAGAGAATCGATGAAAATCAACATTAGAGAGGACAGCGTAGAAATAGAAGGCTATGTAAACGCAATAGAACGCAATTCTAAGCCACTTATGAGCCGAATCGGTAGATTTATCGAGCGTATATGTAAAGGCGCTTTTAAAAAGGCTCTGAAGCGCAATGATGATGTCCATATCCTACTTAATCACGACTGGAATCGTGACCTCGGCTCTACAAGGCAAGGTAATCTTGAGCTTGAAGAGGACAACATTGGTCTCCATGCAAGAGCAACCATTACTGATCCAGATGTTGTCGAGAAAGCTCGCAAAGGTCAACTCGTAGGATGGTCTTTCGGTTTCCAAGACCGAGATGTGGAGAACAGCACCGAGCAGGGGATGCCTCTCCGTGCAGTAAAAGACCTCGACCTCTTTGAAGTTTCCATCCTAGACCGCAGTCGTTCCCCTGCTTATGAAGGCACTTTGGTGTCTGCTCGCAGTGTGGATGGAGAGCAGCAATACCACTTTAGAGGTGAGGAGATGATTGACGAGCCAGAAGTAAAGGAAACGACCGAAAATGTTGACAAGCCAGCCGAAGATGTAAACGAAACACCAGAACAGACCGAAGAAACCAGAGACGAAGCAAAGCAGGAGGAAGAGCCTGCAAAACCTGAAGACGAGAGTAAACCAACTGAAGCACCAGCTCCAGTCGACTACTCTAAATATAATGACATGATTAAAGAGATGAAGGAGGAATAATAATCATGCTAAAACAATTAACAGAAAAAAAGAACGACCTCATCATTCGTGCTGAGGAAATCGTTAAGTCTGCCGAGGCTGAGAAGCGTGAGCTTACTGAAGCTGAAGCAGCCGAACTCGCCGAGATTCGTGACGATGTTCGCAAAATTAAAGAGCAACTTGGTCTCGTCAAGGATGTAAAAGAACTTGATGCCGAGAAAGCTCCGGCAAAAGTAGAAGTCGAAGAAGACGGCGATAAAGAAATCGAAGTCAAAGAGACTCGTGCTTTTGAGCAATACATTCGCAGTTACGGCACGAATGAATATAACACTCGTGATGATGTAACTCCGCTTTCAAAGAGCAATAACGGCGCTATCGTTCCAGTAACGATTGCAAAGCGCATTATTCGCGAACTTTATGACATTTCTCCAATCCTTGAGAAATCGACTAAGTACAATGTGAAAGGCACTCTTGCAATTCCACAATACAACGAAGATGGCACTAACTTTATCAATGTCGCTTTTCAGGGTGCAGAGTTCACTAAGATTTCTGCTAACTCTGGTAAGTTCACCAGCATCAATCTTAACGACTATGTAGCTGGTGCTTTGAGCCTTATTTCTCGCCAACTTATCAACAATGTCGACTTTGATATTGTCGGTTATGTTGTCGACCAAATGGCTTATAGCATTAAGAGATTCATCGAGAATGTTCTCTTAAACGGTTCTGGTGCTATCACTGGTCAAACTGGCACTATCGCTGGTCTTACTGGTGTAACTCTTACTGTAAACACTGCTTCTTCTACCGCTGTCACTTCCAATGAGCTTATCGAGCTTCAAGACAAAGTTAAAGACATGTTCCAAGACGGAGCATTCTGGATTATGTCTCCAAAGACTCGTACCGCTATCCGCCAGCTCAAAGACAACATGGGCAGATACATGCTCCAAGACGATATTTCTCTTCCATTTGGTAAGAGCCTTCTTGGTAAGCCAGTCTATGTCTCTGACAACATGCCAGACATGGAAGACGGTAAAGTTGCTATCTACTATGGTAACTTCACAGGTCTCGCTACTAAGTTCTCTCAGAACATGGAAATCCAAGTTCTCCGTGAGAAATATGCTGATCAATTCGCAGATGGTGTCATCGGCTGGTTCTCATTCGATGCTGCTGTCCAAGACAAACAGCAAATTGCCAAGCTCGTTATGGGCGGCGAATCTGAAAGCTAGGAGGAGCTTACATGCTAGTAAAAGCAAAAGTGAGCTTTTCTGGCAAAATCTCGATGGCTGCTGGCGATGTGCAAGATATTAAGGATAAATACATTCTCAATGATTTGCTCAAAGCTGGCTACATCGAGCCAGAAGCTCAAGAGGCAGAGATTGTAAAAGAGCCTGCAAAGAAATCTTATATTCCAGAAGAAAAAGTCGGCAATTACATCAAAGCGACTATCGGAATAAAAGAAGATGTGGAAAAGCCTGTGGAAAAGAAAACTGTCTCTTATAAGTTTGTGGAAAACTCCAAAGCAAAGAAAACTCGTAAGAAAAGTAAATAAGGGGATGAGGTAAAATGACAGCTACGAAAGTCAGCGAAATAACTGTACAAGATATTGCCGAATACATTCGGCTTGATGCCTATATCGCAGAAGATGAATCGGATTCTGATGAATCTGGTTCTTACGAAGAGTATGACGAGAAGGATTTAGCTTTATTGGCTAAACTTTTGGAGATAGCCAAGCAGTTTATCTCGAATTACACTGGTGTAACTGTAGAAGGTTTGGACAGCTCTTCTGACTTCGTAATTGTCGTTTACATCCTCTGCCAAGATATGTGGGATAACCGCACACTCTATGTGGATAAGACTAACTTAAATAAGGTGGTCGACACCATCTTAGGGATGCACTCGGTAAACCTACTATGACAACAAATGCAGGCAAGTACAATCGAAAGATAAGCATCTACAAGGTAGAGATTGTCACGAATGCAAGAGGATTTCAGGAAGAGCAAAAAAAGCTTGTCCTGAGTCCTTATGCAAGCGTAAAGACTACTAAAGGCTTTACTCTTATCGCAAATAATAGCGACTTTGAGAAAGCTTTTACGAACTTTACTATTCGTTATCCGAAGACAGTGATTACTAGAGATATGCTTATCAAATTTAGGGGGAAGACATACTCGATTCAATATCTAAACAATGTTGACGAGGCAAATGTCGAGCTAGAAATTCAAGCTAAGGAGGTCACACACTAATGGCAAAATTCAGCATGGAACTCCCAACGGAGATCATGAAGGACTTTGAAAAAGTGTATGAGAACTCTGAGAAAATCTTCGGCGGAATGACCAGAGCAGGAGCTGAAGTCGTATATTCAAATATTAGAACTAACTTGCCACCAGAGCTTAGAGATAGTGGGATTGTTGGCTGCTTAAGGCTTACAAAGACCTATAAAACTCCATCAGATGATGGCATCAACACTCAGGCTACTTTTGATGGCTATTTCACCAACAAAAAGGGCAAGAGAACTCCAGCTCCGCTGGTAGCAAATATGTTTGAATACGGCAGCTCTAAGAGGGAATATCCGAAAAAGCCTTTCTTTAGAAAGTCTTTCAAGAGAAAACAGATTGAACAAGCTATGCTCGAAGCTCAAAAGAAATTAAGCGGAGGATTGCTAGAGTGATGAATGAACTTATTGAAAATATTTTTAAGAATTTCAAAGTCAATGGTGTTGCTATACCAGTTAAGTTTTTGAGGTATAACGGCAAAAATACGACTTACATCACTTATATGCAAGTCAACGCAGATGAAGCTCTTTCAGCAGATGATGAACTAATCAATTATGTCGACTATTACGACTTCGACATTTACTCGAAGGGTGATTATTTCGACATTATGGAGGCGGTCAAGCAGAAGCTGACAGAGAATAATTTCAGATGGAGACCAGATCGCTCTTCTGCAGATATGTATGAAGACGATACTGGTTACTATCATAAAACCTTAAATTTTGCTATAGAAAGGAGCAATTAACATGGCAAAAATCGGTTTAACCAATTTCCGCTACGCAAAGCTTACTGAAGCTGCTGACGGAACTCCAAGCTATGATGGAGCGCACACTCCAGCTAAGGCAGTCAGCTGCAGCGTTAGTGTCGATAATAACGATGCTAAACTTTATGCTGACGATACTATCGCAGAAAGCGATACTTCATTCGCTGGCGGTACTGTAACTATGGGTATCGATGAAGATGACCTTCAAACAATGGCAACTCTTCTCGGTCACACCATTGCTGACGGTGTATTAACCAGAAGCACCACTGATGCTGCGCCTTATGTCGGTCTTGGTCGTATTGTGACTAAGATGGTCAATGGTGTCTATTACTACAAAGTAGAGATTCTCTATAAAGTGAAATTCTCTGAGCCATCTCAAGAAAACACCACTAAAGGTGAAAATGTTGAGTTCGGTACTACCGAAATCGAAGGTACAATCGCAGCTCTCGCTAATGGTAAATGGTCTGTTGCAAAACAGTTCGATTCCAAAGCAGCTGCTGTTTCTTACCTCGAAACCGCTCTCGGTGGTGTCGAAAGCTAAATAGGCATGGCGGAGCAATCCGCCTGCTTACCTTGAAATAATACTTTAAACGGAGCTAGATGAAATGAAAGATATTAGTAAAACGCTCGAATATAAAGGCAAAGAGTATAAGATTGTTTTCAATCTTAATGTGATGGAAGCAATTCAAGAAGAATACGGCACTCTTGATAAGTGGGCAGAGATTACGGATGGCGGCAAGAACGAAGAGCCAAACGCAAAAGCGGTCATCTTTGGTTTTACGCAGATGATAAACGAAGGCATTGATATTGAAAACGAGAAACGCAATGTGCCTGAGAAAATGCTCACTCTTAAGCAAGTCGGTCGCATGCTGACAGAAATCGGCATGGATGCAGCTGCAAAGGTAATGCAAGAGACAGTCATAGACAGCACTAAGGGAGATGACTCAAAAAACGAGTAATTCCCGATGAAGTTGATCCAGTCATTGACTTTACATATTACTACTCCATTGGGATGACGAAACTCGGTTTTACAGCTAAAGAGGTCGGTCGATTGACTTTATCTCTTTTCAATAAACTATACCAACAGTATAAAAATACCTTCGACTTGGAAATGAGGCTTACAAAAGCCAATATGACCTACGAAGAACTTTATAAAAAATCTCAAAAAGATGAAGAATGGCTTTAGAAAGGAGCAATTAAAATGGCAGTAGGTTTCGGAGGCTCAGTCAAGTTGACTGGCGAGAGCGAATATCGAAAGGCATTATCTCAAATTACTCAGAGCTTAAGAGTTGTTAGCTCTGAAATGAAGTCCGTTTCTAGTGCTTATGGCACTAATGATGCTGATACCAAAGCTCTTACTGTGCAATCGAAACAACTGACCACTGCTCTTAATCAGCAAAAAACCGCTTTGCAAGGTCTTAAATCTGAACTTGCAAAGATGGAAGCTGAGTATGCCAAAAACGAAAAAGCTCATAAAGACCTTGTTGCTGAATACGACAAAGAAAAAGCCAAACTCTTAGAGATTGAAAGCACAATGGGCAAATCCTCTAAAGAATATAAGGATCAGCAAAAAGTTGTATCTGAACTTGAAGGAAAAGTCCAAGAAAGCACTAAGGCTTATGATGCTCAAACCAAAGCTGTCAATAATATGCGAATCCAGACAGCTAATGCCGAAACGACCGTAAACAATACTGCGAAAGCATTGGACAAACTCGGCAATGAAACGAATGATGCTGCAAATGCAGCAGAGAAGGCAGGAGATGGCTTCACAGTCTTTAAAGGTGTAATTGCTAATTTAGCAAGCCAAGCAATTTCTAAGGCAATTGAGGGAGTAAAGAAGCTAGGAACTGCCATTGTAGATGTAGGTAAACAAGCTGTTTCAAGCCAAGCGGAATACGAACAGCTTGTCGGTGGTGTTGAGACTCTTTTCAAAGATAGCGCAAAGGAAGTTCAACACTATGCGGATATTGCCTATAAGACCGCTGGCATGAGTGCCAATCAGTACATGGAGACCGTTACAAGCTTTTCTGCGAGCCTTTTGCAAGGTTTGAATGGTGATACAGCTAAAGCGGCTAAAATTGCTGATATGGCGATTATAGACATGTCTGACAACGCAAATAAGATGGGTACATCGATGGAAATGATTTCGAATGCCTATCAAGGTTTTGCGAAAGACAACTATACGATGCTTGATAACCTCAAGCTTGGCTATGGCGGTACTCAGGAAGAAGCCGCTCGCTTGATTAATGATACTAAAGTGATGGGTGAAGCATTCAAAGCAACCGCTAAGAATGTTAAGGATGTTCCATTTGATAAATTCCTTGAAGCAATCCACAAAGTCCAAGAGAATATGGGCATTACTGGAACGACCGCTAAGGAAGCAAGCGATACTATTTCTGGATCTGTCGCTTCGATGAAGTCTGCATGGCAAAATCTTTTGACTGGTATTGCTAACAGCCAACTCGATAGGAAGCAGCTTGTTAAAAACTTTACAGATTCTATCAAAACAGCAGCAAAAAACCTTATCCCAACGGTAAAAGAAACGATAAAAGGACTTGTGGAAACCGCTGAAAGCCTTCTCAATACCTTAATGGGAGAGGACATGTTCCATTTCGATGGAGATGCCTTTGTTAGAGGAGTAGAAGATGCAGTAAAAAAGGTTATTCAGGTCTTTAAGTGGTTTGTTGATAACAGAGAGATTGTTATTGCCGCAATAAAAGGCATTCTTGCTGCATTTGTAGCAGCTAAAGTGGCTACTTTTGTCACAAACATTATAAGTGCAGTTTCTGCGCTTAAGACTATGATAACTGCTGCCGAAGGTGTAAGCGGAGCAATGAAAATTCTTAATTCCACTATAGCAGCAAATCCATTCGCTTTAATTGCCGGCTTAGTCGTAGGAGTGGGAACAGCTCTTCTCACAATGGCTTCCAATTCTGAAAAAGCAAATGACAAATTAAAAACTTTATCTGATGAAGTTCAAAGCAGTAAAAAGTCTTGGGATGAATTGTCCAAAGCGCAGCAGGAAGTTGTCAATAATGGTTTGACCGAAATGAGCTATTACGAAGGTCTTGCGAGAGAACTCCGAACCATTACAGACGAAAATGGCAATGTAAAAGATGGCTATCAGAAGAGGGCAAACTTTATTACGACTACATTGTCTGAAGCTCTCGGTATTGAGATTAAAAATAATGGCGATGTAATTGAGAGCTATGGAAATGTAATCAAATCCATTGATGACTTAATGGAGAAGAAGAAAGCCGAGATTTACTTGGAGTCCATGAGACCTTCTTATGAGGAAGCAATCCAGAAACAAGAAGAAGGCTACAAACGGCTTGCGGAACTAGAAGATATACATACGCAAAAGACTAGGGAATGGATGGATGCTCAACAAGAGTATCAAGACAGTTTAGGCTCTTTCAACATATTCTGGCAACAAGCAGCGGAAGACCGTTATAAATCGGCTGAAAGAGAGATGAACCAAGCTGCACAGAATTACAATGATCAGGCAAATATGCTAAGAGGATATGCTTTCACGGTTCAAAGTTACGAAGAGAATATGGCTTTATTCCATGAGCAACAATACGACAAGATGGATGCCGTTACTTGGGAATATGTCGAGCAATTCCAAAGCGCAGCAGACATGCAGCTTGCAATTTATGATGACCAGATTAAAAATTTGGAATGGGCTTTAAACTATAACAAGTCGCTGTATGAACAAACAGGAAAAGAGATTTATAATACTGAGGCAAAAAGGCTTGAAAATCAACTTGCTAATACTAAAGACAAGCTTGCGGCTTATAATGTTACAACAGAAAATGAGCTAAAAAACAATGGTAAGTCTTGGATTGACAATGCAACCGAGGTTCTCTCAATGCTCTCTAGCAAAAAGATTGAATTTAAAGAAGTTGCTGATGGTATGGTGCAAATGTATGTGGATGGAGTAGAAGAAGGCGAACCAATGGCAAAAGAGGCAGCCGAGGATGTAACGAAAAGTGTATTAAGTGAACTTGATGCGCAAGTTGAAGCAGAAGGTTACGGTAAAAATGTTATTACGGGCTTTACGAATGGTGAAGGTAACTTATCACTACAAAATGCTGCCTTTAGAGTAGCTTCAAGATTCTGCGGAACTATCATGGATAGATTTAAGAGTGCGCTCGGAATTGGCTCTCCGTCTAAAATTACCAAAAGTTATGGTAAATGGCTCTTGGAAGGTCTCGGTATTGGTATGGAAGACGAACAAGGAGCTATTATAAAGCAGGCTGCTGAATTTGGTGACGATGTAATCGAGGCGCTTAATGGCTCTTTGAGCGATGGAGTCGAGTTCAATGCTTTAGATGGCATAAAAGCCTCTTTGCCGAGCAACTTAGGCATTAAAACCAGTCTTTCTGGCACTTCAGACATGGCAAGAGCTTCTGAAATTGAGCAAAATAACTTAATCTCAGCATTTAAAGACGCTCTCTCTCAAATGAAGATTGAAATGGATGATCAGGAGATGGGTTCATTTGTTGACAAAACAGTCACAAGACTGGTGTATAATTAGGAGAAGAAGACCATGAGAAATTACATCATTTTAAACGGCAAATCGAGCAGCAACATTCAAGGCTTAATAATCCAGTCACTAGCTCCGATTACTAAGCCGATGATGCGCACTCTCGTAGAAGAAATAGATGGTCGAGATGGAGATATTACGACTCCGCTCGGCTATTCTGCGTATGATAAAACCATTACTATTGGTCTTTATGGCAATTACGATGTCGATGAAATCATTCAATTCTTCAACAGCGCTGGCACTGTCATTTTTTCAAATGAGCCAGACAAATACTACAACTACCAAATAAACGCTCAAATCGATTTTGAGCGCCTCGTAAGATTCCGCACTGCCTCAGTTACACTACGCTGCCAGCCGTTTAAATATGCCGTGAATGAGGATGCCAAAACCTTCAACATTACCAATAATATGCTCACAATCCCTAATTTCTCGAAGACCACTAATGGTGTCACGGTTTCGGTCAATAACGGCACTATAAGCATTTCTGGCACAGCATCGGCTGCAACTGAGTTTTATGTACCAATTAACAGCTTAACGCTTGAAAATGGCTCTTATACACTGAGCGCAACTTCTAGCGGTACAAATCCAAATCTTGCATCAATCCGTCTTATTGGTTCAGCTCCATCTAATGCTGACTCGTTTGGCGGTCAATATGTAACGCTTGCAAGCGGCACAGTTACAATATCGGCTACATTGACAGCTTCCAAGAGATTCGGCTATTTGTGGATTTATATAACCTCTGGCACTGCTATGGACTTTTCTCTGACGGCTAGTCTTGCCAGCAGCAATGCAGATACTCCACAATCTATAGACATCCGCAATAATGGCAATGTGTACTCGAAGCCAGCAATTACTCTCTATGGCACTGGTACAGTTAATTTGAGCTTAAACGGTAATCAGCTCTTTGTCATTAACTTTGGCGATACAGCTAACCACTTGACGATAGATGCTGCGCAGCTTGAGGCTTATCAGGATACTCCAGCAACTCTTATGAACAGATATGTTGATGGCGATTACGACAATCTGCGCCTTAATGTTGGAACAAATACTATTAGCTGGAGCGGAACTTTAACTCAAATTGTAATAGAAAACTATTCAAGGTGGCTTTAAGGAGGTCAACATGGTTACAACAGAAAAAGACATAAAACTAACAAGAGGTGACAGCTTCGGCTTTAATTTTAAAGTCGCTGATGGTACTGGCACAGCGGTGACTCTGGATGCTTGTTATTTCTCGGTTAAAGAAAATCCAGACGATGATAATTACATTTTCCAGAAGAACCTCAGCAGAGGGATCTCGCATCTTTCTAATGGTGAGTATTATGTAAAGATTGAGCCAGAAGATACCTCGAACCTTCCTGAATTTGCGTATTTCTACGACCTTCAGTGTAAAATCGGTAATGATGTCTTTACCTTCCTTAAAGGCAAGTTAGATATTAAATGGGATGTAACAAAGGAGTAAATCATGGATGAATTAAACTTTACATTCTCAATGCCAGACGATGAGTCTTTGGCGAAGTATATCTCAATAAAAGGTGAGAAAGGTGATGGAGCTGGCGCAACAAAAACAAGCGAGCTTATCAACGATAGCGACTTTACGACTAATGCTGCTCTTACCGCTGGTCTTGCGACTAAGGCTGACTTATCAGATTATGAAATAACTGCTGCGCAAGTTGATGCCAATACGAGTGCAATCAGCAATATGCAAACAAGAAGGATTTCGTTTTATAGAGCCAATGCTGGAAATGGTCGATGGTATAAGCTTACTACGCTGTCGGCTTCGTCTGATACTGGTAACTCTGATGTTATTCGTTTGCATGGAAAAGCTGGAGGAGTAGATGGAGGCTCTGCTGAACTTTTTGACATAGCAATCGTAAATAGGGATTCCGCTGTTAAAGCTTACGGTGATTTCTTTGCCGCAGGTTTGTCATATAAAACAGATTTTGTAGCTTATGAAGTAGATGATGGTCTTGTAGAAGTCTATATGAAGGTGAAATCTTGGGTGACAGTCGACATTGATATATCGTGCGTGGACTGTACTATTCAGTACGACGGTAATTATGTAACTACTGAGCCAGAAGGCACTCTGGTATGGTCGCTGTCTGAAGATACTAATGTGCAAAAAAATATTAACGCCACAATCTCAGCAAATATTGATGGAGACTCTGCTACGGTCAATGGACATACGGTTCAGAGCGATGTGCCTTATAATGCTCTCTTTACTGATACGATTTATGATGATTCTGCCATTCAGAGCGAGCTAGACAATAAAGCTAACTCTTCGGATGTAGCTGAAACTTATGCAACTAAGAGCGCAGTCGAGACCGATGTGGCTTCATTAAGCTCTCAGATTTCTGCACTTGCCAGCGGTGCGCCACTGACTGCCTCTTCAACCAGCGGAATGACTGACACAACAAAGGTTTATGTTAATACAACGGATGGCTATTGGTATTATTATAATGGTACGACATGGGTTTCTGGTGGAGTTTATCAATCCTCTGTTACCGATACAAATGCTATGCAAAAAGTAGTCAATGACATGACTTTTGATACGCTTGGGCTTACTTCAGAAGTTGAGTGGACTAGAGGTGGTGTTGACGCTACCACTCATAAACTAACTAACGTAACTGATAGGATCAGAAATGTAGCAGTTATTCATGCGAAAAAAGGAAGTTATCTCACGCTTACTGATACTACTAATTATAGATGGAAAATCTGCAAGTTTTCAGACATTCAGAAAAACTATACAACTTATCTTGGTGATGTTGGAACGCAGAATTTGAGTACAGAACCAACAAAAGTCTTGGATGAGGACTGCTACATTGTTATTAATGTTGCCTTGAGAAGCACTTCTGGCACTATTCCTTATGATGAAACTGGAGTTTATTACGACATTACTTCGCTTTTATCTGGAAAAATTTATTATGTGGAAGATGAGGAAGAGCCACTTGATACCGAACTATATAATGCAACTGAAACTTTTATAGGGCATTATTGGGGTTCAAATGGTGCGTTCAATGATGGAACTTCAGGATCTGGTTTCAATGTAGCTTCTCGTGCGTATAGAGTAGAACCTAATCATTTAGTAAAAATAATTAACAAAGGGAATAGAACTTCAACAAATGTTGGCTGTTTTCTCGATAAAAACGAGAGGTTTGTTGAAGGCTGGAATCATACTGGTGTTCATTCTCAAATCGTGCCAGCAAATGCTAAGTATATGTGTCTTTCGCTTTACGAGGATAATATCAATGACTTTTCTGTGAAAATTACAAAAATTGATACTGAAATCGAGGAAAACAACTATCGTCTTATTTATGATGATCCAAAGATTAAGCTTATAGCTCATAGAGGATTAAATGATCTTGCTCCAGAAGCAACCATTCCAGCTTATACTTTAGCTGGTGAAGCTGGTATGTGGGGATGTAAAATCGACATTTGTGAAACAATGGATGGATACTTTGTATGCTCACATGACTCTACCGTAGATAGGATGTTTGATGGTACTGGCTCAATTTATCAGCTTACTTTGGCAACTATTCAAAATATGACTGTTGACGCTGGTTCTAATATCAGCCAGTATCCAAACCTAAAGATAGTGCAACTATATGAAGCCCTTGAAATATGTAAACGCTACAATATGCACCCGTTTATCGAATTTAAGTACCTTTTAAGCAATGCTAGTGTAGCTAGAGTCATAGAAATAATTAGAAGCTATGGCTTATTAGAAAATACCGTTTGCCAATGTTCAGATGGCATTAAAGATTATCTTTACGCATTAAGAGAAGTTACTGATGTCATTCCAATTAGCTACTGGCTTTCCTCAATGGATATTGCTACAAATATGCCAAAAGTACGCTTCTTAGGAAACGCATGGCTATCATTGAATGCGTTTAGTGGTCAAGAACAAAACCAATTCGAGGCTTATGCTGGAACTCTAAGAAGTATGCATTTGCCACTCCATGCAGCGGTGCTGACAAAAAACCAAATTAATTATGCGAAAAAGTGGATTAAAGAATACGGCTTAGATATGTTGGTTACTTCTGGCATTACTTATGAGGACTTAGACTATTAGGAGGCGCTAAATGCTAAAATTATTTGGACAAACAGACAGAGACTTTACATCTAATGGCGATAAAGTCATAGATGCTGTGAGAGCAAAAGTTAAGAAGGTCGATAACGGTGAGTTTTATCTTGAGCTTGAGACAGACCTCGATTATGTGAACGACCTGACTGAAGGGCGCATCATTTTAGCTCCAACTCCTCAAGGGGAGCAGCCTTTTAGAGTCTCAAATGTGCAAAAGACTAAAAACAAGCTTATCACAAAATGTCCTCATGTGTTCTTTGATAGCAAAAACTATCTTATTGCCGATAGCTATGTTGTTGAGAAAACTGCCAATGATGCGCTAGACCATTTAAACACCGCTACAGAGCCACAGAGTGAGTTTACGACCATTTCCGATATAAATACCGTTTCGAGCTTCAGATGCGTTAGGAAGTCGCTTTATGAAGCTCTGGTGACGGTTCAAGAGCGATGGGGAGGTCATTTTGTCCGAAATGGCTTTAATATTGCTCTGCGCCAAAATATTGGTCAGGATAATGGTGTAGTAGTGCGCTATGCAAAGAATCTAAAAGAGATTACAGTCGATGAAAATTGGGATAATGTCGTTACAAAGATTTTGCCAGTCGGCTATGATGGTCTTCTTTTGCCAGAGCTATACATTGCATCAAGCAACCAATATGACATTCCTTATACAAAGACTATAAGCTTTGACCAATCATCTATTGAAGAAGAAAGCTTTACTGATGAAAATGGCGAAGTAGATGAAGCCGCTTTTCAAGCTGCTCTCATTGATGATTTGCGCCAGCAAGCGACTAATTATGTCATGGTCAATTCTACTCCTCAAGTGAATTATACACTTAGCGCCAATCTTGAAAAAATTACAGACATTGGAGATACGGTCTATGTATTAGATGAGCGCCTCGGACTCACTATTGAGACCAATGTGCTTTCTTATACTTATGATTGCATTCTTGGTAAATATATCGAGCTGGAGTTTGGCAATTTCAAAAGCACACTCTCTGGACTTGTCAGCAACATAGAGAGCAAAGTCGAAACTTCAGTCCAGCAAAGCACAGAAACTCTTCAAGCGACTCTGAGCAGCGAGCTGACTGAAGCGACAAACCAAATTTGGGCAGCTCTTGGCAACAGCTATGTTATTTACGAAGGCGATAAAATACTTGTAGTCGACAAACTACCAAAGGAGACTGCGACTAATGTCATTATGATTAATAATGGTGGTATCGCCTTTTCTCAAACTGGAATAAATGGCGCTTTTAACTCTGCTTGGACTATTGATGGCACTTTAAACATGCAAGCTATTAATGTCATTAATCTCACTGCAAACTTGATTAAAGGCGGAACGCTAAAGCTCGGTTCAAATCTTAACCAAAGCGGCATTTTGGAGCTATATAATGATCAGAATGCACTAATTGGACAGATGGACAGTAACGGTCTCAAAATGTTTGGTCAGGATGGCAGCTATGTTCTTATGAACCAGCAAGTCGGCTTTGCTGGCTATGACCGCAATGATAATCGAGTCTTCTGGGCAGATTATGATGAGTTTCACATGAAGAAATCAGTAGTGGAAGAGGAAATCACTCTGTGTAATAAGCTTCGCTTTATTCCTGTAACGCTAACTGACAACAATGATAATATAATTAATGATGGGATTGGTCTCGTCTCGGTGGCTAGTGACTAGAAAGGAGTAAAACATGGCAAGCTCAGGCAATTTTAATACAAATGGGTATGGTAGTGGCGATTGGTATCGCTATCTCAACTTTTCATGGAGCGTTCAGAGCCAAAGCATTGCCAACAATACTACGACAATCAAATGGACTCTTAAAGGCGCTGGCGGTGCAACTAATAACTGGTACGAATCTGGGAATTTTAGAGTAGTTATTGACGGTTCGGTAGTTTATTCTTCTGCTACTCGAATCAATCTCAAGAATGGCACTGTAGTTGCAAGTGGCACATATACCATGACTCACAATAGCGCTGGCGCTCGCTCATTTAGTGCTTCCGCTGAGGCTGGTATTTACTATGTAGCCGTAAACTGCCGAGGAAATAGTTCATGGGATTTGCCAACAATTCCTAGAGCAGCTACAATAAACAGCGCAGACAACTTTAACGATACTGGCAATCCAACGATTACATACTCTAATCCAGCAGGAAATTCTGTTTCATCGCTTCGAGCTTGCATTGCTAATACTTCTGGATCAGTTGTATATGCACCATATCGAGACATTTCAAAAACTGGCAACAGCTATACATTTAACTTAACTGATGCGGAGAGAAATGCGTTAAGAGCCGCTTGTCCAAATAGTAATACTTTAGCTGTGAAATTCTATGTTACGACAGTGATTGGTGGACAAACATACTACAGCACACTTGATAGAATGATGACTATAGTAGAGGCTAATCCGACTTTCTCGGTAGCTTATCTCGATGCTAACTCCATTACTGTTGGTGTAACTGGCAACAAACTACAAATCGTACAAAACCAGTCTACTCTGCGCATCAATGTTTCAAGCGCAGTGGCTCTTAAGTCCGCTACGCTTAAAACTGCTACTTGCACGGTTTTAGGAACTAACTACAGCGCCAACATAACCAATGGAGCAGCTACTATTAACATTGGCAAAATAAACAGCTCATCTAACCTAGATATTCCAATTAAAGTAACTGACAGTCGTGGCAATTCGACAACTAAAACCATTACTATTCAAGTTTTAGCTTGGCAACTTCCTACTGCACTCATAACAATGCAGCGACACAATAATTTCTACACAGCAACTGATATTAATGTTGATGGCAATTTCTCTAGTGTAAACAATAAAAATACACTCACAATTAAGCTGCGCTATAAAAAGACTAGCGCAAATGCTTGGTCTGCCTATACAACTATGCAAGACAATGTTGTCCAAACATTCCAGCTTGATAATAGCTACGAGTGGAATGTGCAAGTAGTGCTTACAGATAAGTTTGGCTCAACTACATATAACTTAACTTTGAGCCGAGGCTTGCCGATTGTTTTTTATGATAGGCTTAAAAGCTCGACTGGTTTTAACTGCTTCCCACAAGAGAATGGATCAGTAGAAGTTAATGGAGTTAATGTGCTGAGAAGCGTGATGACTCGATATTTAACAGCAGACCTTAGCAATTTAACCGCTGATTCGTATGTAAAAATAAACCTAACTGGTACAAATTCCTTTGGCAGTAAACTTACGGCTACATCAGACGGTGGCATCAAAATTGGCGCAGGAGTGAGCAAAATATTGGTATCTGGAAGGATGCTAACATCTTGCAGTGTAGTGGGAAGTCAATATATCAGAATATGCAAAAATGATGCGTCTTCTTCTTCAAACATGCTTGCATGGGTTTCGCATACTAACACTACTACCACTGCTGCTTTTGAGACCATAAATGCCACTCCAGCGCTTGTAGATGTGCAAGAAAACGATGTGATTTACTTATACTATTATGTTCCTGCTTCCTCTGGCACAATTTATGGCAACAATTACGGAAACCAGACTTCACTAACCGTGGAGACTGTGGGATAATAAAGGAGGAGTATGGAAGTAGGCGATATTGTAGGACAAGTATTCCAATACGGTGGCACAGTGATAATGGCTGCGCTGTTTGTATGGGTTTTTATTCAGGATAGGAAGAAGAATACAAAGCTTCTCGAAGACAATACGAAGATGCTTGAAACCTTATCCAAGAGTAACGACAATATCGCCAAGTCTTTGGACTTGATCCAAAACAATATCGTGACTATGGACAGAAAAATAGACCGTAATTACGAAAACCAGATAAAAAGGCAATAATATGAATTATGTGATAGAATAAAATTACAGCTGAGAGGTGTTTTGGCTGCTACATAAAACATGTACTATAAGAGTCTGTCTCACAATTCAAGAGTATCAGAAAACCAAACGAAACATCTCGACCACCAATGCAAACGGAGCAATACCTAAGCTTGGTGGTTTTTTTGTTGTGGTATAATTAAAGTGCGAAGTACATTCTGGCAATTCAAAAGTATTTCACACTATACTTATAAAAGACAAAAAATATTCCAATATTCAGCCGACCAGTCGCAGTCGGCTTTTTTGTTGTGGAAAAATGTGTGGAATTGTGGGAAACTATTCAGAAAAATGCGTAAAAATACTATTGCAACATAATCTTTTTGGTATATAATGGAAGCATAAGGTAAATAAGAAGGGAAAATGAGTGACAAAATATATTCAATAAAAGACATTGAGGAAGCTTTTCAGGCTGCGAGAAAAGGGCTTGAAATCTCTATAAGCACATTGGTATCTCATGGAGTCAAACCTGACTATTGTGGGCTTGAAATTGCTAGACAGACAGCAAGTGCTTTTGAGCAAGTTATGAGAGCTTCTCTAAGGTTAGATAATAAAGAGCAAGGATAATATTAAAGAAAGGAGTTAAAAGTGGTAGGCACTTTAGCTGGCGGTAAGAAAGCCGCTGCAACAAATAAAGCAAAATACGGAGAGGATTTCTATGTCCGAAATGGTCGTAAAGGCGGTCAGAATGGGAATACTGGAGGATTTGCTTCTAGCGTTATTGGTAAGGATGGTCTATGCGGATGGGAACGAGCCAGAATCGCAGGCGCTAAGGGCGGCAGTGTGTCGAGAAGAGGCAGCGCTAAAAACATTAAGAAAATAATAAAGCTTAAGGATGGTAGAGAGATGAAAACAATAAATGTTAAAAAAATATATACTCCAACTCAAAAGGTGAGTGTCCACAATGTCGACTAATGTTAAAAAGAAAAGCGTAGCAAGCGGAAACAAGTTCAGCTATAAATATACAGACCTTGCAACGATTCACGAGGAGCTAGATGCTCAAGGCATTACTTATCGCCAGTACACTGAATATGACGAGAAGGCTCAAGCCGACTACATCTGGACAGTGCTGAAATATAGCGAAGACAAAGAAGAAAAGCCGCTTCGTGGTGTCAAGATTCTCGATGGCAATACTTTAGCAGGGGGGAACATCTGCCAGCAATATGGCAGCGCAATTAGCTATTGCAGGCGCTACTCGCTGCTTATGGCTCTTGGATGGTCAACAGAGGATGATGATGCCGCCAGTGTCAGTGCAACTCCACAGACTCAGCAAGTGCATTATCAAGGTCATGCAGATGGTCGCTTAGACTTTGACTCATTGAAATCTTGGATTGGGAAAATGGCTACCGAAGCTGAGATAGATGAGGCAAAGAAACAATGCTTTGAGAAATATCCAAATATGACCGACAAGCAACGAGGAGCGGTCAATCGTATCTTTGCAGATCGCAAAGACCAGCTCTCTGGAGAGCATGTGAGCGGATGGGTAAATTAAAGAAAGGAGGAAGATGAGTTATAAAATAAATGGTAAATATGTACATCCTTTCTTATTACTTAGAGAGGATATGGGTCATCATACTTATTGTCATAATTGCGGTGCTGTTAGAGATACTGCTTTATGTGGTGGAGTGGTAGTATGCAGAAGATGCAATACATTTTGGGATAAAAATACTTGCGAAACATTAAGTAAGCGTGAGGCAATGTTCAAAATGGTGGAGGATGAAAATGAGTAAACAATCTGATTTACATAAATTCGTAATGAAGAACCTTATCAAATTAGACCGAAGAAAAAAGGAATATAAATAAAGGAGGTATATGAGTAAAACTGAAAAAATCTACATAGGAGTAATCTTAGCGCTCTGCACACTGGTTATAGCAATCAGTGTGACTGGCATCATGCTTAGAAACGAGAATAGAGTCATGCACAAGATTCTTGAGCTGTCTTGCCAGACTACATATCACGAGGAACAGTGTATGGAAGGTGTCGAGCTGTTCCTTAAGAATCCTGATTTAATCGACAAGTCTTTTAATCAATATGTAAACAAATATAAAAAATAAGGAGGCGTGATTAAAAATGTTTAATATAAAAGAAATTTTAAAAGAAGCTGAATTTGAAAGAGCGCATAAAGATATAAGAATACACTCATTAGCCGTTTGTATTATAAGAGCAGGCGAGATTATTGAATGTTATGAAAAGAAACATCTTAATCAATTGCAATATCATCAATTAGGAATGAGATACGCTAAAAACCTTGTATATGAAGGAATACGATCTGAAGATGAAAAAGTAAAACATTTGGCATTTGGTCTTGATTGCTTATTAGGTAGAATTAAATATTTGAAAAACAAGGCACAAAATGAGTAGAGAAGAAGAAAAACTAATAAGAATGTTGTTCTATGAATGTGGTGGTAATTATTTTGAAGTTATAGATGATGATGGAATTAGAAAACCAGCAATAAGAACATATCTAGCAGACGTAGAAAAACCAACTAAGGAACATGGTTTTGACAAAGAAATATGGAGAGTAGAAATAAGCTGGAGGTTGCTGGCTAAATGTCTTGGAGGTGAAGGATGAAACTACGAAATAAGAAAACAGGTGAGATAATAGATTTTGCCAAATCGGATTATCTATATTCTAAATGCAAAGGTATTTATTTAGCTAATAATGATGGAACATACCTTTGGTATTACTCTCTTGCTGATTTTTGCGAGGAGTGGGAAGATGTACCAGAAGAACCGAAAGGATATTGGTATATTCGTGATGGTGGAAATATCGACCATAACTTGTATGGCAAGAGCATAATAAATCGTCATAAAGAAATTGGCAACTACTTTGAAACCAGAGAAGAAGCCGAGAAAGCCGTAGAGAAACTCAAGGCTTGGAAAAGATTGAAAGATAAAAAGATTTTTATTTGGCTATACCACTTTGATTATAGGTCGCAAGACGGTAGTTTTAATGTTGAGTTTGAAGATAATTTATCTAGTGATGAGTTAAAACAAGTCGATGATGACTTAGACTTGCTTGTCGGAGGTGAAGAATGAACGCATTTACATATAACGAAGCCTACATGTTGCCAGATAAGAGCAAAAAGAGACCAAAATTTAAGACAATAGATTGCGTATTATTGCCAGATGAAAAAAGCCTTTGCAATAAACGGCTCAGCATAATAGCGGACAGCTTTAGAGGAACATACATAGAAGACGAGTGGCGCTGCAATAAATCGTTTGGAGCGTTTCTCAAGAAGGGCAAATATTACTCTTTCTTAGATGTTGTGTTCGGATTGCTTCAGTATTGTAATGAGCGCCTTAAATGCGGCATTAACGAATGGTCACATATAGCCACAATAAATCGTATAATGAGGATATGGCTTAAGGGCGGTATAATTACCAAAGCCGATGCAATGGATTCAATTAATCAAATGATAAGGGAGATAGAAAAAAATGATTAGCGTAGTCGTTCCAGTCTACAATAAAGCGCCGTTTCTTCGCAGATGCTTAGATTCTATTGTGGATCAGACGGATAAGTCGGCTCAGGTCATTATAATCGATGACGGCTCAACGGATGGCTCTGGCAAGATTTGCGATGAGTACAAAAAGTATGGCTTTGAAATACATCATACAAAGAACAACGGTGTTTCTGAGGCTCGTAATCTTGGCATTAAGTATGCAAAGGGCGATTATATAACATTTATGGATGCAGATGATTCTTACGAGCCAGAAGCTTTCGATGTTATGGCTCGTATAGCTGCTAAGAATGTTAATAATATCGTTCAGTTTGGACAGTATCGCCATCTTATTGGACATCCTGAGCCAGTGATTAGGAATTGGGGTAAGGGAACATATCACTATTCAGAGGTTAAGCGCCTATGGGTAGGAGTATGGAATAAGATGTACAAGGCAGAGTTAATCAAGCCAATCAAGTTTATTAAAGGCATGCAATTTGGCGAAGATGAAATGTTTAATATCGAATGTTTACTCAAGAATGGAACTCTCTATCAAGCGCCTCAGAATCTTATGCACCACTATTTTGATGACACAGAATCATTGTGCAGGAAAAACAGTCTTCCCAAAGACAAACTCGAAGGATTAATCGAGGCACTTCAAAAGAAGAAAAAAGAGCTTTCAGATGAGCAGGAGATTGCTTGGATTGAAAAAATAATACAAAGGCATTACGACTCGAAAACATTTGTAAGCCGAAACTGCTTTAGGAAGAATGGTGGTTCAGGCAAATACGATGTTGTTTATTTTCTTAAATCTACCGCAACAAACGAAGAGCTAAGATATTCTCTAAGGTCTGTCGAGCAAAATCTTAAATATAGAAATGTTGTATTTTATGGCGGATGTCCAAGAGGTCTTCATCCAGATATGTACTTTATGCGAGAACAGCCAGAGCTAAGTAAGTGGGAGCGAGTCAGAAATTCACTCAGAGCAGCTTGTTTAAACGATGAGCTTACAGAGGACTTCTGGCTATTTAACGATGATTTCTTTATATTAAAGCCTATGAGCGAAGATATGCCGCCGCAGTATAATGGCGAGTTACATCGTCATATTAAAAAGGTAGAGGCTGGTCATGGCGGCGAAATAGAATGGACTCGCAGGCTGAAGCATTTATGCCAGACTCTCGAAGGTGCTGGTAAGGGAACGAATAATTACGCAGTACATAAGCCACTTCTAGTCAACAGAAAGAAGGCGCTAAAAGTGTTAGATAAGTTTCCAGATGAGCCAATGTTTAGAGCGCTTTACGGCAACTACTGGAATATTGGCGGAGAGTCTAAGCACGATATGAAATGCCGTGTTCTAAGTTTCCCTATCGAAAAGCTTCAAGATTGGGAGTTCTTGTCTACACAAGACGATTCTTTCGAGCGAGGGAATGTAGGACAATGGCTGAGAGAAAAGTTCAACATTAAAAGCAGATTCGAGGAATAACAAAAAGAGGCTTCTCAACGAGCCTCCTTTTGCTTTTATGCTTGCAAATCAAAAGCTGCCTAGCTATAAAGTACATTTTAATTATACCAAAAAACCACTCGTGAAAGTGGCTTTTTGGCAATTTTTCAGATGCAACTACTCACGGTGTTGCAATTTCCGACTGGTAAGGGTGGGCATCACCAGTAATTAAATTATAACATGAAAAAGAGCCGTCAATAGAAAAACGGCTCTGTTTAGATTAATCGATTATTTTAATTTTGATGGTCTTATCAATTTGCTCACATGCTCTGACAAAATCAGCGATAGAAGATGGATCAGCAGTATAGCTGGCAAAGTGGTCTCCGAAGAAATGGGTAGAGCCTTCAAACTTTGCGCATACATCCTCTATCTCGAACTCATCGCAGCTCCGTGAAAAATAGACAATAACCTTGCTCATAATAATCGCCTCCTCTCAAGGTGCTACACTATGTGTCAATATAATTATAACACCAAAAAACCTCCCAAAAATGAGAGGTCTCTGGAACGCAGTTACTTTACTTGACTGGAGGTTCTAATAACATTATGACCAAAAATCTTAAAATATACACATGAATATTTGCGCCATCTTGACACAAAATATTAGCATGAAGCAAATCATATTCCTAAGCGTAGCACTGTTGTTTCTTGTCATTGGAACTCCTCAGGCTAATGCACAGCACTGCGAAACGCAGCAAGGCGATAGCATGTGGAGAATTGCAAAGCGTTATAAAATCCCCTTCAAAGAAATTCTGGAATTAAATAGACACTATAAAAATCCAGACCTCATTCATCCGAATGATAATATACAGCTGCCAGACGGCGAGCATGGTCAAAGCACAGACCAAAGCAATTCAGACAAAGGCATGGAAATTGCCGAGCAAGCAAATTCCACAGTTCAAGCAGATGAAGTGCTAAAGATTGTCAATCAAGAGCGTTCTAAGATCGGACTGAAGGCTTTGACTTTATCTGGCGAGCTAACTAATGTTGCTACTATCAAGGCTCAAGATATGGCAGACAACGGTTATTTTGACCACACTTCTCCAAACTACGGCTCGCCGTTTGAAATGATGAAGCACTTTGGCATCCAGTATCGTAGCGCTGGCGAAAACATCGCAGCTGGGCAAAAAAATGCCCAAGAGGTCATGAACTCATGGATGAACTCTAGCGGTCATCGAGCCAACATTCTTAATTCTGATTACGAGCAAATTGGCATAGGATATATTACTGGCGGTCAGTACGGTACTTATTGGGTGCAAATGTTTAAGAAGTAAGCAGGGCAGACATGCTCTGCTCTTTTTGCTTTAAATCCTTTCTCGTAACCTCTAGGGATAACTCATAATGTGGTTGTCCTTTTGGTTTGCTATCCCCATTCGTGGCAAAAGGAAAGACGATTAGATTAACTTCAATCTTATCGTCATAAACGATGATACTATCGATTAGCTTGTCAAAAAGCATCTTTTGAAATTCGTCATTATTTGCCTCGTAGTAGCTTAGAAGCTCTTGAAGGTATAGATATACTGTTTCTGGTGTTACAGCGCTTATAAGAGCCGCTCTGAGGCTTGTGAGCGCATTTTCTAGCTCGATTAGTTCCTGACGATATTCTTTTTCCATTTCTTTGCCTTCAGCTTCCGTAATTTCTTCTTCATAGACATCCTTTTTAATCTTCTTCAAAATGCCGAGAATCTTCTCTTTACGCTTTTCAGCTTTCTCTTGGGCTTTTTTCATATCCTCAGAAGAATTGCCAGCAGCAGCTGCAATCTGCTCTGAAATAGAGCGCATTGCTTCTTCGTTCAAGATGTGCTTTTTGATTTGTTTAAGGCAGTATGAGTCTATTTGGTCTTTGCGGACATTAAGAGCATCGCAAGTGCCTTTAATCTTTTTATTAGCGCAGTGATAATAGGCATAATGCCAGTTAGTAGAGCGTTTGTCTCCTTTGTATGTTCCAAACATGTGACCGCCACACTTGGCGCATGTGATCTTACCAGTAAGAGAGTACAATCGCTTTGTTTTTCTTGGCTGCGCTGGCTTATTTTCTTGGTGTCGAGCCTGCACTCGATTCCATGTTTCCATATCAATAATGGCTGGCACATTATTCTCAAGCACAAGTCGCTCATAACCTTTTACTGAGTATTCTCTTGTGCCAATGTAGAAGTAGTTTTTCAAAATGCGAGCAATCGTTTGTTGACCGATAATATCTCCTCTACGACCTTTAATGCCTTTTCTTCGCATTGATGTCTGGATAAAATTCAGAGAAAAGCCATCTGCATAAAGGTCGAACATTTCTTTTACAATAGCCGCTTCCGATTTATTCGGTCGGTATTTTTTGCGTTCTTTACCTCGTGAAAATTCGCCAGTGCCATAAAGCTCATAGCCAAAAGGCACAAATCCTCCCAAATAGTAGCCATGTTGTGCTGCTACATACATTCCAGAGCGCACATGGGCTGCAGTGATGTCTGATTGCAACTCATGCATGGAGAAAATCTGAGTGCCAGAGAACCTGCCATGTGGATTGGTCATATCTATCGGCTCAATCACAGACTGAATGACTATTCCATGTTTCTCATATAACTCGTGGTTATAATTCAGTGCATCTCTCGTGTTTCGGAACGATCTGGAGAAGGAGAACACTATAATCTTGTCGAACTTATCTTGGGATGCGTCAAATATCATACGGTCGAAAGCATCACGACCAGCTACTTTCTTACCAGTCTTCGCTTCATCGATATAAGTCTCAACTAATTCATAATCATTTGTCTCAATAAATTTTGTGCATTCGTTTACTTGGTATTCAATCGAGAAAGACTCTCTTTGCTTGTGTGACGAGTAACGAATATAAATAACTGCTCTTTGCTTCTTTTTCTTCATGATGATATAACATTCCTTCTTCGCTTATTTAACATATTTTTCGCTTGATAAGAGGTGAAAAGCGAACTTTTGCGTTCGCTTATTTTCACTTCTGCATTTTAAGATATAACATTGCGATCTCCTTATAGAGATCGTCTTTGGTTTCTTGCGAAACATCAGGATTCAAAAATACATCTCTGGCACGAGCCAACAGGTCTTCTATGCTGTCCATCGAAGACAGATCAAAATAATCCAGTCCTACTCCATAGAAGTCAGCAAGCCTTTTGAGGTCAGTCAGGGAAGGAAGCCTTCTATCTATTTCGTAGTTACTGATGGTCGACCGCTTCATGCCGACTTTATCTGCAACAAACTGCTGCGAAAAGCGTCTATTCTTTCTTAAGGACTGCAACTTTGAGCCTATACTACTGCTCATGTAATCACATCCATTCTATAAGTATCGCACGAGACATCTCATGCGGTCGATTACATATTAGCACAGCTTTGCGACATAATGCAACATCACGAAAAGATTTCGCAAAATTAAAATTACAAATTGCTTGCATCTAATTCCAATTTCTGTATAAAATAATCTTGTCACAGATTGGCGCAACTTAGAGAGGATGTGCTGCGTATGTTAGCAAGCGATTATCTTCAACAGATAAGAAATCTGCCAGACAGCAGAAAAAAGGCATATAAGCTGCTTACTGTTCGAGGTTCTGCAAAAGTAATGCAGGCAGCTGCGAGGGAATATGCGAGGCTGATTCATAAAGGGATCAGGCTCTAAGGGGGGAAGAAAATGCAGGAAAACAAATCACTGAAGATTCTTCGTGTGCGCTATGGTCTGACTCAAGAGGCGATAGCTGAAAAGCTTGGTATATCTCGGCAGGCTTACGCAAAAGTGGAGAATGGTCAGGCGGCTGGTAGTATCAGCTTTTGGATTAAGATGCAGTTTGCTTTTGACATCACAAGCGAGGAGATGTGGAAATTAATCAATGACGAAGCAAAAGAAGGAGCGAAGGTTTGAAGTCTATCTCATGCGAGAGAAAACTGCTGACCTTGCAAATGTATGGCGAGAAGTCTTAAACAGAATCAGAAGAGGTGAAAATCATGAGAGACGATAGCAACAATCATTATATGGCTGTTCTTGGAGCTTTAGGAGCGTTAATCGAAAACAATAAGAGCGATTTGGCTCTTGCTAAGTATGACATCTGTAGACTTCAAGAAAAGCTGATGGCTGCTGAAAGGGAAATCGCTGAATTAAGAGCTAAAAGCAAGCCTCAGCCTGTGGAAAACTCTGACTATCCATTCGAGTAAAAAGCTCTTGCGTTTTTGCAGAAAATGGTAAAATAAAAATATGGCATCATGCGAAAATAGATCAATTGCAGGGCTATCGGATAGCATGATGCCAATCACTTCCGAAGCTTTGCAACTGGTCTATTTTCATATTTGCCTCTAAAAGTAAAACTAAAGGAGGAAAATGAAAGAGTTTAAAAAAATAACATACGAAGAAGAGTATGGTAACACTGAATATGATGTAAATGAGCATCTAACTGACAAGGTTTTAGATATGCTTGGGCTTCGTACATTTTTATACAGAAGAGAGCTTATTGAGTCTCTTTATGACTGCGAAAGTCCTATAGAGCAACTTATGGCTATCGAGCTACATGAAGTTTACAATATCTTTTCAGCTCCAAGATTAGTATCAAATATTGAAGTAATAGGATTATCAAACCAAGTAGCATTAGAAGTAGATGGAAAAAAGTACAGACCAGATTTTATATTTGAGCTTGCTTTTTACAAAGACAAAAAACCTAAGCGCTTGCTAAGGCTTATTATAGAGTGTGATGGTCATGATTTTCATGAAAAAACTAAAGAACAAGTGACTAAGGACAATGAGAGGACAAGAGCGCTTCAGTCTGCTGGTTATGAAGTGCTTCGCTTTAGTGGTTCAGAAGTGTATAACAATCAATTTAAATGCGGCGAGGAAGTTAAGAAATTTATTGTAAGAAAGTATTACGACTTTATGGAAGAGCAGGAGTAATAAGCTATGTCACCAGAAGAACAACACAGAGGATTCAAAGGAGTCTGGATCGACAAGAACATTTGGCTAGATAGCCGTCTCAATGCGTTAGATAAAATTATTCTTGTCGAAATAGATAGTTTAGACAATGACAATGGCTGTTTTGCAAGTAATAAGTATATAGCAGACTTTTGCCAGTGTAGCGAGAGCAAGGTCTCCAAGTCAATTACTAAACTGATTAGCTTGGGTTACTTGGTGCTTAAAAGCTTTAATGGCAGGACTAGAGTTTTGCAAAGCTGCCTAGTAAAAAATGCTAGGCAGACTAGCACAAAAAGCGAGTCTGCATCGGAAAAAATGCCAGCTATTAATATAAATAATAATAAAGATAATATATCTAAAGAAAGTAAGGAAGAACCAGCTAAACCAACTCAGTATGACTTAATAATTAGTGAAAACTTTCCTTCTGACTGGGTAGAGGCTAAAGATGCTCTTTACGAATTTATAAAGATGCGTAAGTTCATAAAAAATCCACTTACAGACAGAGCATTGATATTGCTAATCAAAAATATAAAGCAATACAGCAACATGAATGAGCAAACTGCTATTGAAATTCTCAATAGATCAATTATAAATAACTGGAAAGGGATTTTTCCACTTAAGCAAGAGTATCAGAAGAAGCCTATTCGTCAGCTAACGGCTCAGGAGCAAGAGTTTATTAAAGAGTTAGAAGATGATGTGGAGAGATTTTAAATGAAAAGCTTTAAAGAAATAATGGCTTACAATCAAGAGCATAACGACATCCTAACGAATGAACTACTCGCCACTCTTGATAAAGAAGAAGAGTATGTTAAGGACAATGATATTTACTGCAAAAGGTGTAACCAGAGGAGGACTCGCTTCGGCTTTAAAACGAAGATAAGAATCTTGTGCCAGTGTCAAGCGGAAGAACGAGATAGACAAGCCGAGAGAGACCGTCAGAGCGAGCGCCAGCGCAGAATTGCAGAGCTTAGAAGAGCTTCTTTGCTTGGTGACGAATATCAGGATGCGACCTTTGATAAAGCGGACATGTACTCGGATAACTTTGCTGCAGTATTTGCAAGATGTAAGAAATATTGCGCAGTAGCTGAGAAGGTTCTCGAAAAAGGTCACGGCATCTATATATTCGGAGACCACGGCACTGGCAAAACTCATCTCACAGCTTGCATGGCTAATGATCTACTTTCGCAAGGCTATCCAGTGCTATATACAAGCATTGGCGAGATTTCAAAGTTTATCAGGTCTACATACGATAAAAAAGGCATGACAGAGCAAGAGTTCATGGCTAGGCTTAGAGATGTTGACTTTCTATTTTTGGATGACTTCGGTACTGAGAGAGTCACAAAGAATGATGAGGACTTATGGCTGCAAGAGAAGGTCTTCGAGGTCGTGAACAGCCGTTATAACGCTTTGAAGCCTACTATCTTCACTAGCAACTATTCCTTAGTCGAGATGGTGAATAACAGAGGTCTTTCAGGCAAAACGGCAGATAGGATAAGGCAAAAGTGCGTAATGCTAGAGCTGAAAGGCAAAAGCTACCGAGCCGAGAAGAAGAATAAAACCGAGTTCGACTTCTAACAATAACCAAAAAGGACTGATTCATATTACACAACTAGAAATATGGTCAATGATTGCGCAGTCTGCGCTTAACTATATTTTCATCTCGATTATTACGAATAACGCTCAGAAGCAAACTGTTCTAGATCAGAAAGTAGACCTACGCACAACTAAAGAAGATATTATGACCGAGCTTAAAGAAAGCCGCTCCGTAATACTCACGGAAATCGAGAACGCTGCCAATGCTTTAAAAGAGCTTGTTACAGCGACTATAAAAGGGCATGAAGGAGACAAAAATGGATGAGAATGGCTTGGAAGCTCAGGAAATACTTAAAGAGGCTAAAAAGGCTTATATTGCAGAAATTAAGCTAGACAAGATTATGGAGGAAGCTCAAAACCTACAAAAGCAACCTCCAGAAATTGTCGACCTTACTTAAAGGAGCGATGGGAATGGCTACGGAGAGAAAATCTCACGAAACAACTGAAAAAGCTAAAACACCAGCGAGCAATCCAGCTCGTCAAACTGAACAAGGCGAAAATCGTCAATAACAGAGAAGCGGATGCGTAGAGCATCCGTTTTTTGCAATATAGAAAGAGAGCCTCGGTAGAAAGACTCTCACAAATAAGAAGGTAATACGGCTCTACCACCAACTTGATTTTATCACAAAATGTTATGGTAGAATATAACTATAAGGAGAAAAAAGGATGGACACAAATGAACTCATCACTTACTTATTAAGTCCAGCTGCGCAAGTTCTTATAATAATTGCACTTGCAGAGCTGGTTAAACGCTTGGAGCTATTTGATTCCAAATGGATTCCGCTTCTCGACCTATTCTTAGGTATTGTGAGCGGAATTATTGTTTTTGGGATTATGCAAGGCTTTGGCTGGCTCACTGGCATGATGCTTGGTGTTGCGCTTGGTCTCATGGCATGTGGACTCTTTAGCGGTGTAAAAAACATTACAAAATAGGAGGCGAAAATGGCTAGAAAGAAGAAAATTATAGAAAACAGCGCAGTCGAAGTCGAATCGGCTATTAAGAATGAAATGGACATCATCGGAGCAGGAGAAATCCCTGAAGATGTTAAAGAAGCTGAAAAGGAGGACAAGTAATGTCTCATTCATCACTTGCAACTATTTCCGTGCCAGCAAGCACGAATAATTATACTCAAGGCAGACCAAACGGCGGAATAACTAAAATAACCGTGCATCACATGGCTGGTGTGCTATCTGCTGAGAGATGCGGTCAAATATTTCAAAATCCTAATCGTCATGGTTCATCGCATTACGGCATTGGCTTAGAGGGCGAAATCGCAGTCTATGTGGAAGAAGAAAATACCGCTTGGACTGATAGTGATTGGGAGAGCAATATTCACTCGGTCACTATTGAAAACTCTAATAACCAAAATGGCGGCAACTGGTCTGTCTCAGATGCAACCTTTGACTCGCTTGTAAAGCTTTGCGCAGATATTGCAAAGAGAAACGGCTTAGGAAAGCTAGAAGTGGGTAAAAATCTTACATGGCACTCTATGTATGCCTCAACTTCTTGCCCAGGGGATTATTTGAGAAGCAAGATGCAGGAACTCGCTGATAAAGCCAACGCTATAAATGGCGGCGAGCCTTCTCCAGCTCCAACTCCACAACCAACTCCATCAAGCGACTTTAAAGTGGGAGATACGGTCACTCTTAAAAAATGGGTAGATTACTATGGTACTCCATTAGCACAAACAAGAGAGTTTTACTATATAAGCCAAATAAATGGCGATAGAGCCGTGCTAAATGCAGATAGTGTAAATGGTGCAGTTTATTGTGCTGCAAATACTAATAACCTTGTCAAAGTAGGCGAAGAGCCAGCTCCTGCTCCAGCAAAAAAGAGCAATGAGGAAATAGCTGACGAAGTGATTCGTGGCGATTGGGGTAATGGTCAGGAACGCTATGACCGCCTTACTGCGGCTGGTTACGATTATGCGGCTATTCAAGCTATCGTAAATGAAAAGTGTGGCGGCGGTGCTGCTTCGATTAGAATAGGCGATTCTGTGATTGTGAATGGTAGAGGCACTGCCTCATCAAATGGCAGCGGTGCAATGACAATGCCGTACACTAACCAGCGTATGCGAGTTATCAATATCTACAATAATCGTTATGGCTGTAATCAGTATGATCAAGATGGTGCGATAACTGGATGGTGGACTGCCTCACAAGTCCGCCGTGTATAGGGGGAGTCATACCGTGCAGTATAAGTCCTGCTCTAAGTGCGGCGGCATACATCCTGCCTCTAATCCCTGCTATATCCCCAAAGCCGCCACCAGTGAGATGAAGCTTAGGAATACTTACAGATGGAGGAAGAAAAGAGAACAGGTAAAGAAGGACTCTAAATATCTTTGTGCAGTGTGTAAGGAAGAAGGAAGATTTACTTATGAGAACATTGAAGTTCATCATATAACAAAGCTAAAAGATAGAGCAGACTTATTACTTGATGAATATAATTTAATTCCATTGTGTGTAACGCACCACAAACTCGCAGACGAAGGCAAGATAGATGCAGATTATTTGCGAGAATTGGCACGGAGGAGGGAGGAGGAGTAATCCCCCCTCTGGTATAGGTCTGAATTGTCAGACTTCGACCGACAT